AGGCGCAAGCGCAGTCGGCTTTGGATAAGGCAAAGCGAGAACACGCCGCCGAAGTCGCAAAGTACGGCTTCTCCCGCACGGGCGAGAAGTCCACGAACGCCGCTCCCAAGTTCAAGATTGGCGAGAGGGTCAAGATCATGGACGGCGGCAAGGTCATCGACTCGGGCGTTGTCAGTTTTGTCGGGCAGTACGATGACTACCTCGGTGAATACCGTTACAAGGTGCAGACGGCAACGGGGCGCAAGAACTGGAATGAAAGCAGCCTTGCACGATTCGCGAAGTCCACGAACGCGAAGGCGGCGTTCGCCTCGGCCAACCCCATCGCCAACAAGGTCGCGCAGTTGATGAGCGAGGGCGCGACCCGCGATCAGGCCGTTGCATTCGCAGCCGATGCGAGAAAGCGGGGTGAACTGTGACCGCGTTCCTTCAGGTCAGCGAACAGGTCTGGATTCCGGCCCACATCATTACCCGCGTATCGCAGTTCGGTGATACGATCACCGTCACGACGATGTACGGCGTGGATCACTACCACGGCGAGGACGCGAAGCGCATCCTGCTTCAACTGAAGCCGATCCTGTGAGGTAGCGTTGGCCGACACCGACCCCAATCCGATGAACGGTCTGCCGCCGGAGAAGCGGCCACGGAAGCCGCTCAAGGCTCCCGTGGATCGCGGTTTGAGCAGCCCCATCGCCACGGCGGTCGAGTTGCAGCGTTCGTTTTTCACGACCGCGGACAAACTTCTCCGCAACAGCAGCATTGCGTACCGACTGAACCCGCAGTATCAGCGGATGATGCGGGCCGATGCCGACATCGAAGGCGTGCTGCGCTCGCTACAGGTGACGCTTGCAAGCCTTGAATGGGCCATCGTCTGCACCGACGAGGGGAATGAGAAGGGCCACCAGATCGCGCAGCGAATCACCGAAATCTTCGACGCGATGCCGCGGCGCAGCGATTTCGTACGCGCCATGCACGAAGCGGTCTGGTACGGCAACGCCGCGTGCAACATGGTGTACGACAAGGATGCGCGGCTCGGAATCCGCGTCAAGGAGTGGTATCCGTTCCACCCCGACACGCTCGCGTACGATCAGCGCGGCAACCTCGCTATGCGCGTAGGCGCGGCGTACTCCGCGAGCGGGCCGTCCGAACAGAACATCGGGTTCGACAGCCGCGTGCATATCTTCGATGAGCGCGAGCGCAAGGCGATCATCCTGCACCGCGTGTTCATCAACGCGCCGGACTTCAACGACCCGAACCAGACCGAATCCATCTACCGCGGCGTGGGGGCGCGGGATGTCTGTTGGTTCATGTGGCTCGCCAAGCAGGAAATCTTGCAGGACGCGATCACCTACGCGGAGCGGTACGCGATGGGCATTCGCGTCGGCTACTACCCGCTCGGTCAGGACGCGGGCCGTCAGATGATGGAGAATGTCCTAGCCAACCTGACCAACGACAACAGCGTGCTGATTCCGCAGTCGGGTACGGAGAAAATCTACGACATCGACATCAAGGAGCCGAACGCGGGTCGCGCACAGGTGTTCATGGAACTGGTCAACTGGTTCTCTGGAAAAATCAAGGAAGCGATCCTTGGTCAGAGCCTTTCATCCGAGGCAGCGTCAACAGGGCTTGGTTCGGGGGTAGCGTCCCTGCACGCTGATACGCTGTCCCGCATCATCCGCTATCACGCGGACGCGCTCGCGGACAGCCTGACCTGCGATTTCGTTCGGGTCATCGCGGAGATGCTCGGAGCCGACGCGGACACCATGTCGTGCCTCCGATTTGAGTTTGCGCCGGAGCGACCCGACCCGAAGGAAAGGCTTGAGGCGATCAAGGCGTTCGTGGAACTCGGCGGCAAGGTCAGCGAATCCGAGGTGCGCGACCTGCTCGGCCTGTCGGAGCCATCCGAGGACGAACCGACCCTCGGCGGCGGTCAGGCGGGCGCGGCGAGCATCGACGCAATGCTTGACTCTCCCGCAGCGCAGGGCGACCAGATGCCGCCAGAGGGCGAGCCGCCCGCGGAAGGCGCACCCGCGCAGTTCAGCCGAACGCGGTGGTGGTAATGGAAGGCGGGCTGTTCACCCGACTCCGAGCGCACGCCGAGGCCGCGTACCGCAGGGCGGTGGCCGCGCAGGTAGAGCAAGTGGAGGACAACGCGGATTGGGATGCATGGGAACAGGACACGGCGGCGATCCTCCTCGGGTCGTGGGCATCCGGTGCGCTATTGACCCTCCAGACGGGCGGCGTTCCCGCCAACGCCGTCCTGCCCCGCGTGACCTTCGCTATCGCGGATGATGTCACGATGAGGTGGAGCGGGGGGCCATCGCGGGAGGTTGTGCGGCGGTTCGTTCGGCTACTCCCGATGACCCGCTCCAAGTGGGAAGAACTCGTCCAGAAGGCGTTTGAGGCGGCGCAGGAACTACGGCTTGACGAGCAACAGAACGCACTAGCGCGAATCCTAGACCGCTCTCCCGATCTTGCTCGGCTCCTGTCCCCGACCGCCGCGGCGGTTGACGGAGCGACCGAGGAAATCCGCAAGCGGCGAACGGGGGCGGTTCAAGCCGCGGTGCAGGGTTCGTTCTTCGTCACGGGGATGTCCCTGCCGCAGATCAAGGCGGTGCAAGGGGTTCTTGCACAGGCGATCCGAGGAGATATCACGGTGTCAACCGCGGGCAAGCGAGTCGAAACGATGGGGGTTGGTGACTTCGTGTCACACACGGTCATGCAGACTGGAACGGACTTGACAACGGCGCGGTTGGAAACCGTGTTCCGAACCAACTCCAACCGAGCGCAGTCGCAAGGGCGGCTTGACATCGTGCGGGATGAAACCGTGCGGCAGTTCGTTCCGCTCATGCAGTTCAGGGCCACACGGGACAAGCGGACGCGGGAAACGCATAAGGCGATGAATGGATATGTCGCGACAGTCGATCAGATCGACGCGCAGGGCATCCCGACTCCTCTCGGGTTCAACTGCCGATGCTCTTGGTCGCCCGTGTCAATCGCCACGGCGATCAGCAACGGATGGTGCAAGAAGAACGGGGACATCGACTACGACGCGATCCGAAATCACAACGGCGACCGCCAGAAACTTATTGACACAGGCGAAGTTCCGGATAGCGGATTCATTAGCGGGTGATACTATGCAGTTGCCGATGAATACACCGTCGCACCAGATCAGCGAGAGAAACGGGAAGGTCGTGATTCACGGCCTTGAGGTTTTCTGCGCGTACGATCCGAAGATCGACGGCGACCACGATGCCGAACTCAAGCGTTTCGATAACGACCGCGTGCGCGAAATCGTTGATTCGACCAACGCATACATGAGCAAGGGGTCGATGCCCCGGCTCGTAGTCATGCACGAACGCGACGGGAACGAACCCAAGTCGAGCGTCGGTCGGTTCACGAAGATCGCGTACGAGGAGCGCGGCGGCGTTGGCTACATCGTCGGAGATTGCGAGGTCGAACGCGAGGTGTTCGACCGTCTGCTTGCAAGCAACGCATTCCCGCGCCGCAGCGCGGAAATCTGGCAGGATCAGAACCATCTCTCGGAGGTTGCGCTACTTGGTCGCGAGACACCGCGCCGACCGCTCCCCGATACGAACTTCTCCCGCCGCGGAGAACTGGTGACTTTCTCTCGTCCGCTTCGGTTCGACATGGGTACGGTCGGCGGCGGTCAATCCACCTATGTACCCAACGAGGTTTCGCAGATGGCAGACGATGATCTCCGTGAGGAAATCGGCTCGCTCCGCGCTGCGCTTGAGGAGATGAAGAACTCCTACAAGAAGCAGTTTGCCGAGGACGAGGACGATGATGACAAGATGACGATGGAATCCGACGCGGATGACATGCTCGTGCAGCAGTTCGCGGAGGAGGAGGGTGACGGCGACGGCATCCACATCGACATCGACTCGCATGAGGACGAGGACGAAGGCGAAGGCGAGGATGAAATCGCGATGCAGATGGACGAGGAGGACAAGATGCTGTTCCCCGCCTCGCGCCGCGGTCGCGCCGACATCTTCGCGATGCGTCGTGAGAACGCACGCATGGCGCGGGAACTCCGCGAGATGCGTGCCGAACTCGCCGCCGAGAAGTTCAGCCGCGAACTCGACGCGATGGAGCAGGACGGATACCGGATTCCATCCGAGCATCGTCCGCGCCTGATCTCGGAACTGGCGGCGAGCCGCGAACCGGAGAACCTCATCGAAGCGTGGCGCGATCTCTTCGCACGCAATGCGACGGGCGTTCGTGTGGACATGGGCCGCGCCTCTTTCCCGAAGGGCGACATGCACCCGTCGCAGATTTCCGATCTCGTACGCGAACACGCGGGCGATCC